AGCCGACGACTGTGAGAGTAATATCAGCCATTTTTTGCAGGCTCCTCTGTTTGTGTTGCTGCCTCAAGTTTATCCAGCAAAGTCGCTGCGTCTTTGACCGCACGAAGCCCCACGGCTTTTACGCCAGCATCAAGCAGCCCCACAAGGGCCTGTAGTTCGTGGTCTGTGAGTTCAATCGTTTTCATCTTACACCCCTACCTTTACCGTGCCAGCGTCATTCCAAAGAATACCAGTGCCAGGGTCTGACGTGGGCAAACCAGAGATATGCAACACACGAACCGTTCCTGTGCCAGCGGCCTCTGGCTTGATTTCATAAGCATTGGCAGTCCAACCCATCCGCGCCCGTTCGTAGTTGCTGGCGTCGGTGCGGGTGTTGTAGATGTTGAACGTCTGGGCGTTAGTGGCATTGCGCTGGGCGAGGGTCCCTGCGGCGTCTCGAAACAACCTTGTGTCAGAGAAAAAAGATAATAGATTGCCGAACCCAAGAAACGACGTTTCAGGAATAATAGAAAAATCATTTCGTGACACTAACGCTCTGGCACCGCTGGCACTGGTGATGACTATAGCATTTGCGTCACTCAGCAAGTTATGTCCGCGAAAATTAATATTGCCAAGTTTATCAACCCGAAACTTGCTAACCCCACCAATTTTCAAGTCCATCAGATTGGACCCCGCAGCGGATGCAGTATCGGTGACGTCTACCTTGATGGAGGTGAACGTGGTTGCCCCATCGTTCCAGATATCCGCTAGATCATAAATATTTGACATGCCTATACTCTCGATTCGATTATGTTGCCCGCGCGGTCACGAATTGGATTACCCGCACGGTCGCGGATTGCGTTTGCGGGGATTGCCTCCGCGTCATCCTCTGACGTATGCCATTTCCCGAACGGCGAGAGATTTCCATGCCAATTACGCATGGTCTACGACCACTACCGCGCGGCGGCCGTTCAACGGCGTCGCGAAGGCACGATCGGCGCCAGCCACAGCAGCAAAGTCAGCGACGGAAGCTCGAAGCTCACCGTCACGCTGATACTCAGCCGAGTTGGCATGGTACTCGTACCCCGCATCAGACAGCGCGGACGGGGCAGCGCCCGTCGTGAACCGCACCTTCACAGACCCCGAGATCACCTGAAAGGTAATTTGCGTCACGTCTGCGTTGGTCAGCTCTGTCCATACATCAGGCGGGCAGGAGACTGCCACTTGATCTCGTGCCATGGGTTATCCCTTCTTGGTCGACGGTTTCTTCGGGGGCTTCGGCTTGCGCCGCTCGATCTCGTCTGCGTCAGCAGGTGTCCATTTAATTGTCATGGTTCACCTTACGCCGCTGCGATCGTGGCGCCAGTGTCAGACCGCTTCCAGTCCGTACCGTTGGAGAACGCGAGGATCGGAGACCCGGCCGCGCCGTTAGTTGTATAGATGACCGTACCTGCACCAGCAGTGACTGCGGAAGGTGCTGTGGCAACAGTATATGTGGGGAGTTTGGCGGCGCCAGTGATATCACCAACGAAACCATTGGTCGAGTTGACCGGTCCCGAAAAAGTCGTAGTTCCCATGATATTCTCCTGTCTGGGTTAAGGTCAGCCGCGTTGTGCGACTGTCAGGGATGTGGGCAGGATAGCACGTTGTGTGGGGGCTGTCTACACAAGCAAAAAGGCCCACCGAAGTGGGCCTTTCCAGAGCTAAGCGCCTTATAACTAAGGCTTATACGCCGGGTGAGGCGTACATGCCGAGGGGGTCGCTGACGCCGAAAGAGTAACGTTCCCGCGCTTTGTAGCGGGTGTTACCTGTGTCGAAATCGCCGTCCATGGATGTTGCCATTGGCGAGCGCACAAAGTGCTTGTATCCGTTCGGCACGTCCGTACCAAGGAACCAAGCATCACTGTCCGTCAGGTAGTGGTTGACGCGGTAGCCTTCTGGGATCGACCCATTGGACTTCAGTGCGTTCAGGTCGTTGTCGGCGGTGCCGACGCGGAGCTCTGTCTGCAGCAGGCGTGTCGCCACGAACATCAACGCAGGTGGAACGATCAGCTTACGCGGGCGAGCCGCGATCAGCAGGCCACGCTCGTCAACAAACGCTGCGATGTCAATCACAGCCTGCTCGAGCGAGGTTTCGTTCAGGTCGGCGTCAACTGCGGGGCGGTTACGGTTCACGACACCTTGCACGGTTGGGTGCGCAGTGCTGAACAGTGTGACGCCGTCGCCACCTGTGAAGGTGTCAAAGCCTGTGTTCAGCAGCTGGGCTGCCTTGACCTGCTTTGTGTACGCCATGGCGCGGGCCAGTGCTTTGGTATAACGTGCGGAGAGGGAATCGTAAAGATTGTCCTCCATCGCTTCCTCGGTGATCGAGAAACCCATCGCAACAGTTTCGTGCGTATAGCGTGCAGTGTACGACTCTTGGGCATTGTCATACGACAGTGCCTGACCTTCGTTCTTGACCGGTGCCGCGCCGAAGCCCGACAGTTTGGTCTCTTCTTCGAACGAACGCTCGGACGTTTCCGTCTCGTAGATTTCAGCGTGCTCGTTCTCGTACTTGTCGTACTCAAGGCCAAACAAGGCATTGAGGCCGGGGAGGAGCTCCTTCAGGAGCTGTGCGCGTGAGATAGCCATTCCGGATACTCCTTATGCCACGCCAAGGCCGGCAGTGTACGCATGAGACGAAGGATTGAATTTCACAATCACATCCGTAAACGCGTCACCAACAGTCGAGGTGGTGCTTTCAACAAAACCAACGACCTTGAAGGAGATCGTGGCGGTGACTGCCGATGTGGCGACGTCCAAAGCGACTTTGGAATTGCCTGTTGCTGTGTTGCCGGCGGTCTGGTTCACACCCATGTTGGTGTGCAGCAGTGCTTGGGCGACAGGAGCGTCGGCTTGGACCTGAAACAGTGTGTTCGGGTCATCTACGACATACGCAATGGCGTCAGCCGCTACTGTGCCGGTGGGCCAGTAATTGCGTGTCGTGAAGCCGTATGTGGAGTCGGTGTAGGCACAGCCTACGAAGACGCCAACAGTGCCGGCTGGGAACGCATCGGCGGCTGTGCCGACGTTCGTCACCTTGGTGATGGTTCCATTGGCAGCAATCTGCACAATATCACCGTTGAAGATATCAGCTGCATACCCGGACGCGATTTTCAAAGCGCGGGTAGAGCCAGCGAACGGAGTACCGCCGATCAGATTGATCGGGCGGAGGCCGTAGGGAGAGGCAACTGTAGCCATTTCAAGTCTCCTAGAGGGCTGGGATCAGAGCAAGAAGCACCATGCTTACTTGCCAAACGATGTGCGCGATGACCGTTCTGGTTTCAGAACCGGCATTCGGGGGTCGGAGTTTCGCATGTAGTTGTTGTCAACTGCATCCATTGCGCGACTGGCGTCCGCCAGCTGTGCCTCGACGCGAGACTCCGCGATATCTTCAGAGATTGCACAGAGAAGAAGTCCGCCAACCTCGATGTTCCCTTTGAATCGGGAGTCCATGTCGGAGACGAGCTGCATCTCGGGGTAGTCCGATGCCTTGACGGGGGTATATCCCTCGCGGAAGCGAGTTGATACGTTGGGGTTGTCCGACGCACCGAGCAGAGCCGTCCGAATCCAGCGGAATTTTACTCCCTCACGGGCTTCGGGGGTCGGCAGAGCCGATGGACGCGTCCACGTTTTTTTGCGCGAAGTTGTTTCGCGAGTCTCAGCGGTCCGGGGGGTACGATCAACCATTTTTGGCATCCTTCATGATTTGCGCCGCGTATTGTTCGGGCTTGAGGCCCAGTCGCTTGGCGAGAGCGACTTGTGTCGAGGTCAACTTGATACGGCGTGGTGAGGGAGCAGAACGTCCTGCCGGGGCCACCACGTTAGCCGCTTTCCGTGGAGCCGGCGTGACCTCGTCACCTGCACCGTCGGAAAATTCGTCCGAAAACCGCTTGCGAACAGCGGAGTCAATCTCAGTGTAGTATGTTTCACTGTTCGGATCAACACCGTTGCGTACGAGGCGCTCGTGGACGCCAAGCGCGAAGCCAGTCATCTCGCTGTTCTCGCCATACCACTTGTTGTTGTTCATCCATTTGGTCTGCCGGTCGTCCAGCTTTACGACCGGTTGCGCGGCGGGCTTTGGCTGCGGCGCGGGTTCTTGCGCGCGCGGTGCCGGGCGGTAGTTTTGCAGTTGGGTGAGGCGCCCCTGCAGTTCGATCAGCTTGGACTGGGCATCCAGCATCTTGTCCGCGTCACCGAGCTCATACGCAGATTTGTATGCGGCCTTCGCGCTATTGAGTTCGCTCTCGACGCGCCCCTTTGCCTGCTCGACCACGACGCCTTGGCCTTGGGCCAGCTGGTCTTGCAGTTTGCGGTTCTGCTCGTAGATCGACTTGGCGTAGTTCGCTGCCTCGTCGCGCTCGCGTGCGGCGGCGGCCTGCTGGCGCGCCGCTTCTTTGGCTTCGAACGTCAGCTTCTTGATGCGCTTCTGCACCGCTTCACTGTAGCCTTCGAGGTCCCCCTCGTCTGGGATGTCCTCTTCCTTGGCGGCTTCCGCGCGCCGCGGCTTCTCGTCTTCCGCTACGTCGTCAACGATTTCGATCTCGAAGTCGTCATCATCGTCGCTCTGGTCTTCGGTCTGCCCCGTCGCCTGCATGGTTTTCGTATTCATGGCTTATACCCTCGCAAAACCGCGGGGGTCGTCGACCACCGCTTCGACTGTGTCATCATTGACCAGACGGAACTCTTTTCCGCCAATCTTGAACCGTGTCCCGGAATATGACCGGAAAATCACGAAGTCGCCTTCCTTGCACCACGGGCCGGATGGAAACTTTGCGGGGTCGGAGTACGCCTCGGCGCCAACGGCCACGATCAACCCGATGATTGATGCGGTCTGCTCTGCGGCCTTCATGCTGTCCGGCATGTAGACGCCGCCTTCTGTCTTCTCTTGGACATCAAGCGTCGCAACGAGCAGGTGGTAGCCTACGGGTTTGGGGAGCTTCAGACGCGTCGCGTCGTCCATTTCTGCGGGTTCGTACATTTCTCACCTCGTGCAACGATCTCGGCTCGCTGTAGCCGTCGCCGGACCATCCGGCTACACCACTCTATGTGGTGTTATCTTAATCCTCAATATACCGCGTCTCGATTTCTGCGATATCGTCGAGCGTCATCTGGACGATCTGCAGTTTTGAAACTGCCTTCACGTACTCCACGAAGTCCTTTGGGCCACCTGACGTCAAATACGACGTCAGGTCCGCTTTCCGCTCTTCCATGCGTGCGCGCAGTGGTTCCATTATTCAGCGTCCTTCTTGGTATTGGCGAGAGACACGATCTGCTCGGCCACTTTCATGCCCATCTCTGCGCCTTTGGCCTTCAGGTCGTTGGCTTCCCCACGCATGTCGGTCGCAATCTTGACGCCGAGGTTTGCCCCGGCGCGGCGATCTTCGGACTCGATCCGCTCGGACTGGATCGCGACGTTTGCCGTCTTGATCTTCTCGTCCAACTTGAGCTTCTCGATGTCCATGAGCGCATCGTGCTTGGCCTGTGCCTCCTTGAGCGCGACTTCGCGGCCCTTGAGTTCGAGCTCTGCACGCTGGATCTGGGTCAGCGGGTCTTGTGCCTGCTTCTGGGCTTCCTGCTCCGCGGCCTCGGTCTGGTTTTTCTGCAGGAGCTTGCCAGCGGCTGCCGCAGTCATGCGAGACACTTCGCGCTCGACGTCCTCTGGCAGATCGGCCTCTGGGTCCGGCATCTCGATGCCCAGCTGTTTCTGGATATCCACGCGATACTGCATCGCCACGTGCTCTGTGACGTGCGCAGCCAGCGCAGCTTGGATAGCAGCGGCGAACGGAGACTGACCGACCATCTGCTGGATCTTCGGGTCTTGCGCGGCGGCCATGTGTACTGCGATGTGGGCCTCGTGGTCCTGATATGCAAACACTTTGACCTGCTCTTGCTTGAGCATTGCCATGTTCTCCGTGACAGGGTCCTTGGCTTTGATGTCCTCTGGCAGCTTGATGATCTCGTTCGCGTCTTGGATGCCGAGGACCTCGAGCATCTGGCGGTGCAGCTTACCAAGGTCATAGAGGTGTGGCGCTTGCTGGGCCAGCTGAAGTGCTGCCTGATACTGGACAACCCGCTGCGCCATCGTCGCCGCGTTGGGGTCCGACACAGGAACGATCGACACGTCCTTGTTGAAGTCGTCCTTGCGGTTGAAGTCGCCCTCAACCGGGTAGTCGTATTCGGGCGGCATATGGTCGTGAATTACCGTCGCGAGGAGGCGGAGCTCCTTTTTCAGTGACGCATGCAGTCGCGCTTGGACTGCAGTCATCACCTTCATAGAGCGCTCGAGCAGTGCCAGCGTGGTGCCGACAGGAGCCTCTGCGTTCATGTTGCCAATCTGGACGTCGGCCACGGAGCCGATCCGGCGACCCTCTTCAACCACATTGCCCAGAAGCTGATACAGCACCACGGAAGGCTCTTTGTACGGGAGAGCGTAGAGCGAGTCACGCAGTGTGCCGCCACTGACGTCCACGTCCCGCCACTCGCCCGGCTGGAGCGGGGTACCGTCTCCTTTAATGCGCATGCCACGGGCCTTGAGGCCGGCCGGCAGGTTGGAGAGCGTACCGGCGTCGATCAGCTGTCGCATGATAGATGTGGCGGACTTCGCAAGGCCACCAATCAGGTGGATCAGACCTGTGCCGTAGAACCCCATCCCGGGCAGATATTTGTAGTGTACGAAGTGCATGCGCTTGGTCTTGCGGGCATCGTCTTCATACCAATTCCGGCGGATGGCCAGCACCTCACGCGACGACTTGTCGATCGTGACGATGTATGGGCGTGGAATGCCGTCAGGGTCGTCAAACTCCTCTGGCATGTTCATGGTGACGTGCATTTCGAGGATCGTGTGGCGGTCATCATCGTCCAGCGTGCCGCCTTCGCCGTTCATATCGTCGTATTTTTCTTGGATATCGGAAAACTCTGGCGCCGGTTCGGGCAGTTCCACGTCTCGGTAAAAGCCCCCCGCCTGCAGCTTCATGATCTCGATCGGCGTCTTCTTCATGACGTGCGTATACCGCTCGCATGTCATCAGATCCGAGGCTCCGTACGACACAACGAGGTCTTCGGCGGGGACAAACGGTGACGCGCCGCGCTCGAGCAGCGGGTCGTAATAGACTTTCTTGAACGCAGAGCCGGCCAGCGGCAGGCAGAACAGCATCTGCTCAAATTCTTCGCGGTACTCAGGCATGTGGTCGGTCAGCTGATAGTTCAGCTCTTCCTGCACGCGCTGGGCTTGCTCCATTTTCTCGGGTGTCGAGTGGCCGACGATCTTTGTGCGGACCGGTCCGGCGGCGGGGAACATCTCACCGATCGCCTGTGCCTCAAACCGGACGACGGCCTCAGTCAGCATCGGGTGAAACACACCGGAGGCGCCTTCCCATGGCTGGGTGCGCTCTTCGATCTTCAGGCCAAGGAGGTCAAGACCCTTGACGTAGGCGGTGGCCCAGTCCGAGCGGGACTGCCGGTCGGATTCAAACGACGCCACCAGCTCGCTGGCCATGGAGCCGAGCTCGGATTCGTCAATGTACTCCGCGAGGTTCGCGTCATGCTCAAGGGCCTCTGCGTCCATGATCGCCTCGACATCGTCCAGATCAATCATCAGGCTGCCGTCGTCTTCTTCGTCTGGAACTTCGATCTCGACCTCGATCGCATCAGGGTCGTCCTCACCGAACATCTCGTTTGTTTCGTCCATGGAGAACGGCTCCAACGGTTTTTCGATAGCCATAGTGTGCTCCTAGCATGGTTCGGCCTAATAATACGCAGCTTTTCGTCTGTACGGCAACTCTTCGTCTTCTTCGTCGGTCGGCAGGCGTAGAAATCCCCCTTGTCGGAACCTCATCAAGGCCATTACCGTGGAGTCGACGTGGTCGTCATTTGCCATGAATGGGAAGCCTGCGATCTCCTCGACCACTTCCTCAGCCCAGCGCCGCGTCGGTACCCAGCAGATGCCAGAGGCAATGATGTCGGACACGGAGTTCAGTCTTGCCATCTTGTCGCCGGTCCCGCGGTGCGGTGTGTATTCTTGCACGGGTACGCCAGACCTGCGCATCTCTTGGTAAAGCGCCACGCCGGCAGATTTCTTCTCCACGATGAACGAGTCCGGGTCCCAGAGGGCATATTCCTCGGCCGCCACGCGCTTGAGTTCGGGGAACTCATACCTCTGCTTGATGGCGTTGAGCAGGATGATGTTGTGCATGTTCTCCTCCTCGTTGAAGAACACACCCCATGTGGTGATCGATGTATAGTCAGCCCGGTTGTTGGTCTCGGCCGCGGCGTCGAGAGACATGATAATGTACTCGCACTCTGGTGGGTCCTCCTTGGTCCACACACGCCACCACTCCCGCTTCACGATCGCAGCTTCTTCCGCCGTGGGCGTCTGTTGGTACTGCGCGTTCCATTGGAACACAGGCATACTGGCCTTGGTGCGGTACAGCGCGGGCAGGTCAAAGAACTCTGGCCACAGCGCCTTTTCGATGAATGTCTCGTTGCCGTCGGCGTCAAACTTCGGGATCTGCATGATCGCAGGGAACTCGAAAATCTCGTATTGGTCGGCAGTGGGGTTGCTCGTCATGTCAGCAGTCAAGCGCCCGATCATGTCCAGCTGATGCCATCGAGTGTGCACGACAGCCACGGCACCCCCCGGCATTAGGCGTGTTCTGGCGCCGTAAGCAAACCACTCATAGGCTTTTTCGAACACGCCATAATTACCGTTCAACACGTCTTGCTCAGAGTGGGGGTCGTCGATCAACAGCAGGTGGGCACCGCGGCCAGCAAGTGCGGACCCAACGCCGGCAGCGAAAAACTCCCCTCCAGCACTTGTGCTCCATCGCCCGGCAGATTTCGAGTCTGACGCGAGCGAGACAGTGGGAAAAACCTCACGGAACTTGGCAGAATTGATGATGTTTCGCACTTTTCGCCCGAAATCCACCGCCAGATCGGTTGTGTGAGAGACCAACATCACCATGTGGGTGGGGTTCCGTCCGAGGTACCAAGCAGCATAATATGTCGAAACAAGCATGGATTTGCCGTGTCGTGGGGGTACGGAAACGCAAATGCGGTCTTTGCGCCGGGCCTCGATGTCCTCAAGCAGGTGCGCGAGCTTGCTGTGGTGGGCGCCGACTTTGTAGTCGGGCCGCATGTGGCAGCAAAAGGCGATCAGGACGTCACGCAGGGTTTGAAGCCGTTGCCGCTCTGCAAGGTCTCCGACAAGTTTGTCCAGCTCCGCCAACTCGTCCGCATCCAGCGCGTCGATATTATCGAGCAACACGTCGATGTCGGCCTGCGTGAACTGGGTGGTGGGGTTAGGCATTCCACACCACCCGCGCCGGGTTGTCGTCCACAAGCCGCGTCATGACTAACTCCGCCAGCCACTGCTGGGCACGCGGTTCGTCCCATTTATCTGGGGTTCCGTGGATGTACACCATTTTGGCACGATGTCCCATGGTGCTGGCTCCGCATATGAGATGCCGTTCTCCGGGCGGGGATCTCAGTTTTTGGGGGTTCCACGGTGGGTATACATGCAGGTCAATCATGCTCAATCCTCCAAATGGCTGTCGGCCGCGTTTTGCACGTTGATGATGTGGGTCAGCGTAGAAAGTGAACCCGCCATGGTAAATCCTCCTATCCGCCCGACTAGGCAGTATGGAGACTGGCCGTCATGTTCGAGGCAAACCGCTGCCATACCTACGATCTGCCCGCTCTTGGCCCGCTCCAGCAGGTCTTCCAGCGTCTCAATCAAGTATTGGCTTGGCTCGCTGGCAGGCCCAGTAGTGGTTCTGCCCGTCAGGCTTATGATGTTATCACTCATCGTCGATAATCTCCGCGTCTTCGATCGCAGGTTCTGCGTCGGTGGGGGTTACGTCTTTCAGGGCGTTGAGCTTGGCGCGCAGCTTCTCGCGGATGTCGTCCGTGGTCTGGTGTGTGACGGTGACTTCGCTGCGTTCCGTGAACAGACCCACGTCGGTGATTTTGCCCAGCAGCTCCAGCGCCCGCAGGCGGATGCGCGGGTCAGGATTCTCCGTCTCGTCGATCAGCTTGTTTGTCACCATGTGGCGGACCTGCACGGCGTCTTTGACGATCGCGTGGCCGAACCGGTTGAGGATCTCGGCAGTGAGTCTCAGCGCCGCAGGTGTCTGGTGTGACATGCGTGCCGGTGTGGCAGCGGCAGAAGTTGCGATCGGATCTTTGGCGTA